TACAGTTGCAGATGCGACAAGCGGAGCTCGACGCCTTGCAACGAATGGAGGGCGAAAGCGACGCCGCATTCAAGGCCCGACAGCTCGCCGCGCAGCAGGCATACGTTGACGCGAAACGAGCTATCAACGATTACGAGGTACAAATCGAACAAACAAAACTGGAAGCCCTCGCAGCGGTTACGAACGGTCTGTCTGGCCTACTCGAAGAATTGGGCGAAGACAATAAGACTTTCGCCGTTTTGAGCAAGACACTTGCATTGGCCGAGATAGCCATCAATACCGGAAAGGCTATCGCAGCGGGTACGGCGCAGGCTCAAAGCGTCCCATTCCCCGGCAACCTTATCGCAATCGCTACGACTGTTGCAACGATCATGGCGAATATCACGTCGGCGATTAAGACTGTCAAATCGGCAAAATTCTCGACTGGAGGTTATGTGTCCGGGCCGGGAACGTCGACAAGCGACAGTATACCCGCCATGCTGTCGGACGGCGAATCGGTAAACGCAGCCTTGCCGACGTCTATGTTTGCCCCGATCTACTCGGCGCTGAACCAGCTCGGAGGCGGTGCGCCGATAGTCGCCGCACAGTCGAGCAATCAGATAGCAGGCGAAGATATGCTTGCCCGCGCATTCGCAAAGGGAGTTTCGCAACTCGACATGCGCGTCGGAGTGGATGAAATAACCCGCGTATCTGACCGGGTGAAAGTAGTCGAATCATTAGGCGATTTGTAGTTATGAAAGTACACGAAATTTTGCAACAGAACACCGATCTGCTCCGGGCGCTCGCTCGCGCAGGCGCGGCTATCGAGGATGTCCGCTATATCCCCTTGTGGAACGACTACGAACGGCTTCGCCGTGACGGGTTCAAAGTAGCGTATATCGTCGCGTACCTGTGCGACACCTACGAGGTCAGCGAACGCACCGTCTATCGCATTATCCGACGATTCGGCCGCGACGTCAATACGAGCCGCTGACACGGCGTGTCAGTTGATTGTGCCTCAAAGCGTGTATTTATTACACGCTTTTTATTTAGCTTTGTTTCGTAAAATCAAATCTATGGCAACTCTCAAACTCTACAATCCGATTCTTTCCGAAGCGACAAAAGAATGCTACTGGTTCTGCGACGAGGCCGGAACGAGTTTCAAGGACGTGGACGAATTCATCAACGGCATCCCGGCAGGCGACGATAATATCGAATTACTATTGCACTGCGACGGCGGCGAGGTAAACGAGGGCTGGGCCATCGTCGACAAGCTGCGGAGCACGGGCAAGAAGATAACCCACCACAAACAGCAGGCTGAGCCCGACGACAAACAGCACGACAAGCGTGCGCCGCAGAATGTCGAGATTGTGGTAACCGTAGCCGTCGTAGGCTGCCGCCGTCACCACATAGTCCTTGCCGGCAAACGTATAGACCAGTCCGACGGCCTGATACTCGCCCACATAGAACTCTTTTTCCCGTTCCGAAACAATTCTGTCAATCATCGCCCTATCCTCTTTCACGATATCGTTCTGCGCCGCATCATGGTAGAGCATACGGAAATCAGGCGTATAGACCGCCACCTCCACCTCGTCGATAAACTGGCGGTTGTTCTGATAAATCGACTGAAGCGTAGCGGCATCCACCTTATCCAGCAAGAACAGATGGGCTTTCGTCACCGCTTCGGCTTTCAGGTCATGGAAAAAGGCTTTGCTGCGCGAACGTTCCGCAGCAAAATAGACCAGCAGCATGCACAGCATAAAGACGGTGGCCGTCACTGCCGTATATTTCAAAGTCAGGGCTGTACGGATTTTCATGGGCGTTCAGTGAAAATAAACCCGATGCCGGGCTTCGTATGAATCAGTTTCACCGCAAAGTCGCGGTCAATTTTTTTCCGCAGGTAATTGATGTAGACGTCAATGAAATTCGTGCCGGTATCGAAGTGCGTGTTCCACACCTTT